GGTTTCCATACGTCTCTGATACTGTGTGAACTGGTACGCCGTCATATCACCGTTTGAAGTGTGTACTATCCTCTGAGACTGTTCACGTAGTTCTTTTAGCTGTGAACTGCTCTGAGCGGGCTTAGATACGCCTAGGATAATAGGCGTGGTGGTGTGGTGGCAATTATAGCCATGTGCAATAGGACGCTCTAGGCTGTCATTGAGACGGTTAAACGCCTCTATGCTGTACTGCTTGCCTTGATATGGTAGGTGGTCGGCTGCACATAGCCCGTGTGCTGATATCTCTACACCATTAGCGCCGAACGCTACGCCTACTTCTTCCCGTGCTTTCTGCATTGTCATGCGGTAGTTGTCATAGACGTTACCGCTTACCGCTGAGTACAGTTCACGGGTTACCCCGCTAGGGTAGAACACTCTAACGCCTCTCTGAGCCATTCTAGCGGTCATACGCTTGATTGACTGCACATAGTTCAATTCTCCCGCTTGCATGGCGGAAACGGCTTCTTGTAGGCTCTCACGGTATGCCTGCGCTATAGGAACGATACGCCCCTGTGGGTTTACCAAACCCATAACAGACGTTGAAAACATTGTTTCGATTGTGTGAACGGTTGAGCCTAAACCAGTCTCTAAGGCTGTACTCGCTGCGTAGATATCGCTCACGCTGTGGAACGTTCTAGCATTTGCAGCGAAAAGCGGGGCGCTCCATGCGTCAATATCGTCTGAACCGTTAGCAAACACACGCCTAGCCCGCTTTGTAAGCAGGTTAGACGTGTTATTAGCGATTGTGGCAATATCAACTAGACCAACTAGAGACCACTTAGCAACGTCTGAATAGGTAGTGTTTTCGTCTACCCTCTTCAAGTGCTTAGCTATCACCATGAGGATAGCCAATTCACCCGCTAGGGCTGCTAACTCTATCCCTATACGGTTTCTGTCATTCACTATTCAACCTCACTGAATAAGGGTTTTACAGGCTTAGACGCTGCAATTTCCTCAACTCTTTGACGTGCAACCTCGGGGCTTTCACCCATGACTAACATACGGTAGTCTACGGCATCGGTAGCGCCGATTGCGTTACCTGCCAAAATGGCGTTTTGCTGGTCGCTAAAGGTGTTAATGTATTCATCGCTCCACTTGTACTCTACATCGTAATCACCAACGGGTGTCACGTTGTAGTAGTTGTAGATTGCATTCCAGCTATAGACCATATCGTCTAGGTAGCTTTCAGCAACCTTTCTACCCGTTTCAATGAACGATTGAGTTTTTACGGTTGCCTTGCGTACATTGTCAACGTTTTGATATGCCTGCTCGTTTAGGTTGGATAGAACGCCTGAGGAGATACCTACACACTTCTCAACCTCTTGATACTGTTTCTCCAAAGCGTCAATGTATGGCTGTAGCTGGATAGTAGGCGCCCATTCATTCAACAATGAACCGTCTGAACCTGTACCCTGCATAGTCATAAATAGGCGCTCTCTACCCTCGGGTAGCTTGAGACGGGCGTTTACAATAGACCCGCTAGCGTCTCGCTGGTAGTCCTTAACGAACAGAGACCTATCAGCAAAAACGGCTTTCTCAGACAATGCAAACTCAGCATGCATTTTGTCGATTAGGTAGTGAATCTCTTGAATAGGCTTACTAGCACCGTAGCAAATCGGTGTGCCTTTTTGGGCGTTAGGGTTTTGAGGGTTCAGAGTAAACGACCTATAACGACCAATCAGTAGACGGTCAACGTTAGGAATTATCCACTCAGCCTGCTCACCATATGCAGACCAGTCGGGGAACTGCTTAAATGCGTCATCGTCTTGAATAACGCCGTTCTTAGCTACATAGGTTCTATAGCGGTTTGCGAACGTCTGAGACCCGTCATAGGCGGTGTAAGGGACTAGTTCAATCAGTCTTAGTAGCGTCCACTTAGCGCCGTTACGCTCTTTCTTTTCGTCCACGATATAGATACAGGCGGTAATCTCAGACCCATTAGCGCCTAAGATAGCAAAGTTCTCAGCGGTCACGATTGAGTTATACATAGAACGCCCGTTCCATGCTGGTACTGTGATGCAGTCACCTGTCAGAAACGCCATAGAACAAACGTTCGTAAAGCTGTCACGCACAAAGTCGGTACTCACACGGTCAAGCGCCACCGCTCTAGCCGAAGAACCAACTACAGGCATTGTAAACTGCATTGTCATAAGGTTTGCGAGGCTCTCAGATACCATACTTTCTACTGAAAACTCTTCACCTTTGCGACCGCTGTCACGATATGCCTGTGACTGTTCCATGCCTTGAATACGTCTACCCAGTGAACGGGCTATGCTGTCAAGTAGTGAATTGATTAGACCCATAGTGTAAGCCTCTCTAGTTAACGTCTAACAGATTGATACCGACCGTTTCCACAAAGTAACGCATTGCGTCACATGAATGGTCGTTTTCTTTAATGACGGTGTCACCTTTACCCTGCCATGAGTATACACTCAACTCAGATATAAGCCCTGTACAATCGGGCGATATGATTAGTTTGTGTCTGTTCATTAAGGTAGTAACGTGTTGTATACCGCTTAGCACATCGTTCTTAGCGCCTCGGACGTTGTAAAAGCCCTCTTTGCGTATCAGTTCTATAAGGCTAGAGGCGCTAGGGTCTACAATGACTTCATCAACCCAAAGCCCCTTAAACATAGCTTTTACATTCTGCCAATGTTCATCGTCTGTTAAACGTCTCTGTTCCTCTTTGCTGTCATAACGGTATTCACGGAAACAGTAGGCAACCCCGTTACGAACTACCCATAGCAAGGCTGCAAACGGGTTTGTAATGCCGTAGTCAATAGAGCAATAAACCACGTCTGAGCCGTCAACGTCTATATCCCTGCACATGGTCTTTTTGTCGAAACAATCGTATACAACGCCCTCCGCTGCTACCCAGTCACCCAAAATATAACGTTGATGAAATACCCCGCTGTACATCGTTTCATAGCGTCTTAGAGTGTCCTCTGTAAGGCTAGGGTTATCCCTAAGAGTGAACTTTAGATATAGTGCATTGTGTTCACGGGCTTTATCTATCCATTCTTTTTTGAACCAGTGAGTAGGGCTAGCAGGGTTACAGTTGAAGAAGAACCTAGCGCCCTGAACGCTGCAGCGGGCTAGACATTGTTCAACGAATGACCTTACGCATAGAACAACCTCATCGATTAGGCAACCTGCAGCCGTGAAACCCTGTACCAGTTCGTAGCTTGCTGCGTCTTTACCGCCAAAGACTACGTAGACGTTTTTAACCTTGCCACGCCTCACGGTCAATTCATGCGTATAGCTAGAGTATGACATTGAGAAACGTTTTCTAGCCCATGCTAGAGACTGCAAAGGCTTAATGACGTTTCTAACCACGCTCTCAATGGACTTACCGCCAATAATAAAAGTCTGATTGTTGTAGTTTGACATAGACCAGTTTAGAAAGCTACACGCCATGAATGACGTTTTACCGCTACGCACTGCACCGTCACAAATTAAGGCTTGATAGTCGGTGTAGGGAAACGCCATGACTTGAGCCTGCTTTAGGCTTGCTTTACTCATGCTCTAGCCCCTTTGCAAGCCCCTCTAGTGCCTCGCTTAGTGGGTCGGTGTCTGTGTCTGTACCCTGCCTCTGAATATCCTCAAACCTCTTAGGGGCTAGGCTGTACTCCATGGGGTACTTACGTTCCAGTAACCACGCTGCTGCTTTCCAGTCCCTCTCTTTGGCTGCTTTTAGCACTTGGTCTGTGAGGTATGTTTTATATTCCAGTTCGGCGCTTTTTAGGCGCTGAGAAAACTCTCTTTCACGTGCATTGCTAGGGTTGTTTAACCACCTATAGAATGTTCCCTCTGTAATGTTACAGGCTTTAGCAATATCAATGTTTGTTACGCCTTTTTTCTTTAGTCCCTCAGCCCGTTCTATAGTCTGTTTATTACACTTCAATATAATTCACCCCTAAGGCTTTAATAGAACGTTTGTTTTGTATCTATTTTACCTTAGGGGCGCTTTTTTGGTGTGTTTTATTCAGTTTTAGGGCGCTTTTTAGTCCTTTTGAGCCTCTCTAAGGCTTTCTAAGACTGTTTATAGCCCAATAGGTGATGTTTTCCTTAGATTGTCTCTAATGCCCCTTAGAACGTCTACGGCTTCCTTTAGTAACTCTTCTTGAGCATTAGGCTCTTCGGTTGGTACAGTGTCGTTGTTACCCAATGCAAGCCCGCACAACTCTGTTAGTCTAGACCTACATTGTATATATGCGTCTCTGTCACCGATATTATACGGGTCAATACCGAATAGGTCACTAAAGATAGCAGCCTTAAAGCCCATATAATTAACAACGTCAAAGTCAATGGGCGTTATTAACCTCTGATTGATTGCGTGAACATCTTGCCTATTCATCTTCGGTTTCCTCTTCCTCGTCTAAATCATCAATAGCCCTTGCTAGTGCGTTTCTGAATTGCTCAATAGCCTTTGCTTTTAAGTCACTATCAAGTGAATAGGCGCACCACTCAGCCAACTCAGCAATGCCGTAAATCTTTCTAAAGGTAGCAGGTCTATCAGTATCAGACGCATACCTTTCAATACCGTTACCGCTTGCTACATAAAGTTTGTAATTAAACTCTTTCTCAGTGCGTTTGATTGGTGTTACCTTGCACCAACTTTTGCCGTATTGTTGGGTAGCCCACTCATACAGGGTTTCATCGTCCATTGCTTGCGCTGCTTTGAGCGCCTTAACTTCTCCAAAACCGTAATCTGTATCTTTGAGTTTATAGCTACTTATAACCTCATACTGCACCGCTTTAAGCGAACCAACTTGGAACATTACAGACCTATCAGCGTTTGACGCCTCTACCTCTTTCAGATTGCTCTCTAGTCCGTTAAAGCGTTCATCACGCTCTTTCTCTAGCGTGTCCAGCCTTGCCAGTACGTACTCTTCCGCTGAATTAAACATAGTATTTCCTTTCTATTTCTGTGAATTAAAACCGTCAACGTAACCCCTGTTATATGCCTCCGTTTCTCTTTTGAGGGGGTCACGAAAAACGCAATTTAGCGTTACAACTAGAACGCAAATAGTAATAACGACAAACATAACCGTTACAACAACGCCATAAATGTAATTAAACCAATCCATTATTTCTCCTTTCGATAGCGCCCCGCCCCGCTTTGAGGCGGGGGCTTGTTGTTGTTTAGTCGATTACCTTACCCCTACGGTTTAGCTTTTTGCCTGCTTTAAGGGCTGTGTAAATCTCAATCAGGCGGGTTTTGCTAGCTGTGATGTAGATAGTGTCATCTTCTTCACCGTTTGGGTGGTATAGACCTCTCACCTGCTCACCCTCTACGTTGTAAGCACCACGATTTGAGGCTGCTACGGTATGGTTGCTTACACGGTACTTTTGACCGTCAATAGTGAAGTAGTAGCTGTCCTGCATAAGGCTAGAATCGATACCGTTATCCTCGCAAAACTTCTCAATCTCGTTCATCTTTGCTGCGAACTCACGGGCTGCGGACTTGCTAGGTTTCCAACGATAAGCCATTTTCTGTTCCTTTCAACGTGTCGGGGTTTCTTGTAGCCCCTTTGTTGAGTATTACTCTATGCCTACTGTTGCGAGTTGTCAACAAGAAAATAGCCTACACATTTTCTACACAATAGAACACAAGTTCAATATATAGCCCCGCTAGTGTTCGGGAAACGGTCTATCTAGTACATCTGTTTTAGCGGTCAAAATGCCACGTTCAAAGTTGATACCCCTCTTAATCTTGCGCCCCCCCCGCACTAATACCAAGCGCTGAAACGGTTTCTACGCCCTTAAAGTGAGCGGGTAGCACATCTACGCCGTCATGATGTTTAGCCCGCTCTAGGACGGCTGCAAGTTCCCTAATAGCGTCCTTTACTGCGTCCTTGCTTTGGAATGTAATACTAATCTGACCCATTGATACCGCCCGCCTCTCTAATTGCTGCGTCAAACCTGCTTTTGTTGATTTGTATATCCAACTCAGGGATACGCATTTTTAACCACCTACCAATAAACGGGGTTAGAGTGTTTGAAATACCGAACGTGTGCAAAACCCCGTGATTGTCGGTGAATGGTACGCTCTCAATGCGTAACCCGCTCTCATAGCGCAATTTTTCGATTAGGTACTTAGCCGATACCCTAGCGCCTCGATATGCAAACTCTCTAGCTTGGAAATAGAACCAGTCCATAGCACGGTAATTTTTGCTTTTCCATTCCTGCCATAGTTCAATGACGCTCTCAGGGCTTAGCGGGTACTCATAACGTCTATTGTCGTACATAGTTACCCCTTTCTTATTAGCGGGGCTGTTACGCCCCGCCTAGTCTGTTCTACTCTTTCATATACGCCGTGAACTTTACGGGAATTTCAAACGCCATTTTAACGCCCTTTGTTTCAATCTCATTAACGAAATACCAAAGGTCACTAGGCTCTAACTCTTTACCCTCTAAGGCGTTTGTGAATGACTTTTCCCACGCCTTGAGGTTGCCACCATGTGCAGGTGTTCCAAGTTCTTTAGCGGTTCTAGCCGTGTACTCTACTAACCACTGTACAGGCTCATAATTGCGGTTGATAACCTCATAAATTGCGTCAAGGTTTTCAGCGGTGAAACGGTCTAGGTAGTCGGTCTCGTTCCACTCATTGATATGCCTAGCGTTGTCACGGAAATAGTCATGCCACATTTCGTTTACTTCTTCGTCTATTGCAACCTCGTTGTAGCCCTCAATAGTGCCGTTTTCCTGTTGGCAAAAGTCATAAAAAGAAAATTCAGCCATGCTATACCCTTTCTGTGTGTCGGAGTTCCTGTAACCCCTTTGTTGCCTACTACTATAGGGGCTATGTTGCGTGTTGTCAACAAGAATTATAAAAATAAAGTGGAGGGCGAAAACCCTCCACAATTCGTATATATTAGCAGGTAGATATTCTTTTCCAGCCTCTTTCTGACTTGATAGCGTCAATATATTTAATAGGTTCATCAAATATCTTATATTCCCAATGACCGCCGTTAACCGCTGGTAGTCCTTGCTGTACTGCCTTTTGCGGTACTGTGACCCACCTAAAATGTAGCCTGTTTTCATGCGCTAGACCGTGACAACCGCTAGCGTTACCGCTACCGCATAGAGTAATAACTGGTTTCTCTAACT